GACATACCCCGAACAGCACTAGCACTAGTGGAAGCTGCCAAGATTTTACTACCATTTTCTAACTCCAATGAACCTTTGTTCCATGATATAATTCCTTGCTGCATCCATTTAGGAAGATTTTCATATGCAGTTTGTAATCTACCCAGTAAGTCTCTGGCAGTTGCTGCTTTGTTAGCAAGAATACCTATATTTACATTGTCATTAAAGACAGCATAATGTAATAAGTATGATACCGAAGTTGTAGACTTACCAGTCTGACGAGGCATCTTACAAATATTAAATCTATTTGCGTGAAAATTTTCTATTAATTTTTCTTGAAAATCATAAGGTCGAAAAGGAACTAATCCTTCATCCAAACTAACGATCTTTACATAATTTTTTGCAAAGTATACTGGATCATTTTTACATGCCATGAACTCAAGAATTTGCTCTTTCGTAAATTCTTGTTGAACATTTGCTTTTTTTAGAAGGGGATTACCAAGATATACTTCTTCAATGGCCATGATTTATTCAGGTATTTGTATTATAGGTTCAGATGGATTGTAATCGGATATCTGATAGTTCCAAAGTTTACTACCAGGATAAACCTTTTGAAGTTGAGTTAGAACCTCTTTTCTAGAAGGTTTCTTCAATTGAGGGAAAAACATCTGTAACATGTAATTCTTTCCTCTCCATCTTAAGTATGTATCAACAACTTGACCATTCCTTCTTAAGGGCAGTTTCTGTGCTTCTTCTATATTTTCCCATTCGATATTATTTTTAGGAGAAACAATTGGATCTGGAGTAATTAGATCAGTGAATTCATAGTCTGTTGGTTTGAACTCATCTTTCCAATTAGATGTGTCTATATTTTCATTTACTTCAAACTCAATAACCTTATCACCAACCTTTACTTCATGTTCTGCAAACCAACCTCTATTAACTTCTAGTGCATAAAGAACATCTCCTTCAGATGGTACTGGAAGAATATTATATGGATTCAATTCTTTAATACTTTCTATAGTGCCGTCTTCTTTAATGTATGCTATATCTAAAGGAATTTTAGTATCCTTCATATGGAAGAATCTTTGTCCAACTTCTTCAAATATAAAAAGCATTCCACTATCTTCTTCCAAACTTTCTCTGAACATGAGACCCAACTTAAACTTTGTTGGGGTGTTTGGAACTTCTATATTGAGTGGAAGATTAACAGTTAAATTCATTGTAGAACACAGGTCTCCAACAATATTTATCAGACCCAACGTGTTGCAACTATTTCTACATTATTATTTACATCTCTTTTTTGAGATTCTAACTCGAACCCCTCTCTTTTCATTTCTCTTGCTATCAATTCTATGGCATATTCTTGAGTAATTTTCTCAACCATTCTTTGTGGTGGAGTTGCATACTTCCATGTCTGAATATCAGTTACCAACTCATAGTTTCTAGTTTCCCTATTTAAACGAAAACCAATATCAGTTCCTAATGTGATATCACATCTTACTTTCGCATGATCATGACCAACAGGATTTTCTAGTTCCTGATTAACATCTACAGGAAGTCCCATTGTTAGTAATGCCTTTAGTAAGATATCTTTTTCTCTTAATTTAGTCTTGATGGTGCTGAAGTGTGACATTTTCTTGTGTAGTATTAGTTTGGTAGAATTCTGGTTTCTTTTCTCTATAAGAGATTTCTCCCAGTGTTTCCTCAATTTTTTTGGTCAGTTCTTGACAACTATCGCCAATGATACCGATAACTTCTTCAGTTACAGTACCGTCTTGGCGAATAGTAAATTTAAGTTTTTGTTGTGCCATTTGTTACATAATAAGGTTAATCTATTTATTCTCCTCCTCCACCGCCATTCCCACCACCATTACCACCGTTACCGCCATTAGAACCACCGTTACCAGTTCCATTGCCGTTTCCTCCATTAGTGTTGCCATTACCATTGCCATTACCATTGCCATTACCATTCTTCTTACTATCATCATGGTCATGTGCCAAATATCCACTTCTACCTACATGATATCCACGAGGGATCTTCTTACATTTCTTATCTTGAAAACACCAATACTGCCCATCTGGACAAGTTTTGGGTTTAGTTTGTTCCATAAATTCTGAAAAGTTTTTCATAATCCTACGATTGTAAGTGGGTCTGATGTAACAGTAGCAATACCAGTCGCACTTAATTTAACTCTATTGCTTTCAAAATTTAATTCACTCATGTTGCCAAGACTGGTTCCATCACTAGCAATTCCTACTTGACCAGAACCATTAATTTGACTTAATAATCTAGGCATTTGCTGTCTCCAATACAGAAAGAAGAACCTTTAAAGTGGTATTAGCACCTGCCTCTGCAATAACAGAATCACTTGTTTCTAATACTAATTTTCCGTCTAAAGGAATGTAAGCATCAGCTACAGGAACACTTGCTCCTTTTATTATTTCAGTTGTAGTGCTACTTCTCTTATGTGACATTGTAAGAGTAGTTGCTGCTGAAGCATAATTGGTTACATGTGCATAAAGAATGATACCTGTATAACCAGTGGGTGCAGTATATACTGTTTGACTAGATGTAGTCAACTCTATAGTAACTGTTTTAAATCTGTTGAGTGCGAGTGCCATATTAACTTAATGCTAGGATAAAGGGAGTCATTTCCGAGAATAAACTCTTACTAAAGGATCTTCCACTAATTGTACCAGTTTCTTGATTGATTTGCAAATCATCACCAATTCTAAAGTTACCTGCTTGGTCTGTGCTGGTATAAAGAACCTTACCACCAGTTTCAGTAACAACTTCATTTTCTTGATTGGTAACACCACCACGTTTAGGTGTAGCAGTAACAATCTGATTACCAGCACCAACATATTCAAATGTATGAGAACTAGCAACAATTCTACTTCCTTGTGAGAAGTATGCTGTTGAACCAACCCCAACTCCACTTAATAAGTTAGTGGCAAGTGATAATGTAGAAATACCTGAAGATACAGGTGTCGAACTATTTATTGTATAATAAAGATCTTCCATACTCGCTGTTGCAGTAGCAGTATTAGAACCTACTTCTGGTGCAGAGATTGTTATACTTGGTGTACCTGTATATTGACTACCACTACTAATAATGGTTACAGATGCAACACTATCTCCTTCTAAAGTTGCAAATGCAGTTGCTCTTTCCCCATTAGGTCCAGTAGGTGCATCTACTGTTACGGTAGGAGTGAATGAATACCCTGTTCCACCAGACCCTACAGCGATCTTATTAACATCCTTATACAATGTATCAAAATAAACCAATTGACCGTCATAGGGACGATCTACGTCTATCTTGGCAGTACCTCCAGAAACATATGTATGTGCAAGAGTAGAAACACCTACATTAACAATAAATGATGTTGTAGATGGAATTGAATCCACATCAAAGACATAAGGTTTCTGATAAGGATAAGTCTTACTTCCATATACACAAGTCACTCCAATACCTGCAAGTGTTACTCCCATTCCGACTTGAAATCCATGAGCAGAACTAGTAGTAACAGTTGCTATACCAGAACTATAATCATATACAAAATTACTAATACTTAAAGTAGGAGTACTTACATTTACTTTGACATTCGCTTGAGATGCTGCAGCAGTTGTAGTAACTATACCTGTATACTGTAAATCACTTACTCCTCTTGATACTAATCCGTAACTACCAAAACTACAATTACTATTTGCTATATCTGCTTGACCACCTTTGTCACAAGTAACTGCTTCATTAGTGCAAATAGTAAACAATGAAACTAATTGAGCAAATCCACCATTAGTAATAGCAACTCCAACACCACCCTGATTATATTGAGTATATGAGTCAACGTTCATTGCTTTCAATGATCTTGCTTGATCTCCATCGATATAAAGTCCTGTTCCTGTTGTAGTATCACTTGTGCAGTTCTGAATATATGGTCCCTTCCACTTACCACCACCTACGTTTTCTGCTATTTCATCTTTAGGGAATGATACTGCAGCTGCAGGAGCAAGATGACCACTAAATGTCATACTTGCTAATTTAGTTCCTTTTCTTACATGGAAAATATCACTAGTTGTTGTAGTTGGAGTAACAGTAACTGCTCTTTGATCATCTCCTACAACAGAAACAAAAGCAGGAACCTCAATAGGATTTGCTTCCTCGTATCTACCTGAAAGAACTTTAATTGTTGTTCCTGATTGAGCAATACCAACAGCAGCTTTAATAGTTAAAAATGCATTGTCAATAGATGTTCCATTATTTGTATCTACACCATCTTTTGCAACATAAAGGACATTAGGTGCAGAGTTAATACCAGATGCAGTAGCACTAATTGTTACACCAGTACCAATAGTAACTGCAGAATTAGTAATAGTAACACCATCTTCACCATCAATTGTGCTACCAATAGAAATTGCATCTTCTTCACCATCAATAATAATGGATGAAGTACCAATAGTTAATATACCAACAATCCTAGCATTACCAGTAACTACTAACTCTTCAGGAAATGTTGATCCAGAACCGACATGAAGTTTGTTAGCAGTCGCAATACCAGATATATTCCAGTTACGTGCATTTACTTCATCGTATACAAGATCTCCCTGAACATCTAGATTACCTGTGACTTGAGCATCACCCTGAACATATAGTGCTTTATCTGCCTTTGCTGCTGTAGTATTAATACCAACATTTCTTATGGTATGAATACCTGTATTACTAGATGCCCAAGTTCCTGCACCACCAACATTACCTAGTTTAGCAATCCATTTAGAATCAGTCTCACTATATTGAATAATGTAATTATCTGCTACACCACCAGTTACATCAACATCTTCTAAATCATCAAGACGAACAGCACCACCGCCACCAAAGGTTGATAGTTGTTGCTGAACTCTATTGACAAATAATCTGTAATGCTCTGACAGTTGATCAAGAGTTACATATCTCTTATCTAATGGTGTTAATGGATCAGAGTTATCAACATCAGGAGGAATATTTAAAAGACCCTCTGATAGAATTTCTTTCTGATCAAACTTCTCTAATACTTCTTCTAATTGTCTAACTTTACCAGTAAGTTCTTTACTCTTTTCTGCTATTTCATCTACATTTAATTTCTCTACAACATCCTCAAATTCTTTCCGAATACCTTTAATATGCTTTTCATTTACAGTAAAGTTAATTTGTAAATCTTTTAACTTATCAGATAAAGTCTCCTCAAACTGTTCTACATTAGTTTTTAAATCATCATGATACTTTGTGGTGCTAGTATCTAAATTCTCTTGCAATTCACAGATATTATCTGATAGATTAGATTCTAATTCAGTAATCTTTTCTGCAAAAGAAGTTAAAGTTCCAGCATACTCTTCTAACTTCCTATCACTAGAAATCTCTCTATTCTTAAAGTCACTCTTTACAGTATCAGAAAGAACTTTTGATTCCTTTACCAGGTTCTCAATCTTAATTATCTTTTCAGATAATACTTGATCAACTTCAGACTCTTTACCTTCTACTCTTTCATGAACAGCAGTAACACCAGTATCAAGAACAATAAGTCTCTCATCAAGAGTAACAATATCTTGTGCTAAATCCTTAAATAACTTGTTTATTCCTTTTTCAGTCTTTATCTTTGATTCTGTTAAAGACTTTCTGTGTTGCTTTACATCCTTCTCAATTCCTTTGATTCCTTGCTTATAATTCTCTTCAACCTTCTTTAATTTCTCTTCTACTAACTCTTCATTCTCTGTTAGTCTATCTTCAGTCTTTAATTCTGTCTCTGCAAAAAACTTCTTATATTCTGGCAGTTCTTGTTCTACTAATACCTTAACTTTATCACCAATACCCTTTACATCTTCTCTAATACCAGAAAGATTCTCTTCATTAATACCTTTAAGGTTATCCGCAATATTAGAAACTTCTTCTTTAATATCAGTTCCTAAAGTCTCAAATACATCAGTTACTTCTTCCTTAAAATCACCAAACCTACCATCTACTCTTGTTTCAGACTCTACAATTAACTTCTTATATGCAGGAACTTCTTCACCTAAAAATTCAGTTACCTTTTCAGATAATGTATTAAACTCTTCTTTTACCTCAAATAAAGTATTACTATTAACAGTTTTTACTTTATCTTGAACATTTCTGATTGACTCTTCCACAAATAGAAGATGAGCCATCATAGAATCATCAAGATCCTTCTTACTGATGAGATCTTGAATATTTTCTCTTATCTCTTCTACAGTATTTGATAAACCTTCTACTTTCTCTACATTAGACTTAAAAGTATTAAAGGTTTCTGTAAAATCAGAAAGTGATTGTATATTATTTAAGTTACTCTTAAACGAATCAAAAGCTTCAGAAATTCGCTCTACCTTTTCAGGTTTAGCGTTTTTCAACTCTTCCTTTACATCATCAAATGATGAATTAGGATTCTTTTCGTAAAATTCTGATGGCTTCTTAAGTGGCACGTATTTCTACTCCATCTACAAGTATATTTATTCAGTCTTTTTTAGGAGTTTCTCCCTTTATCAATTTTGCAAGATCTGCGGTAGATCCTACAAAAAGTGCATTATTGACTGTTGATGGTCCTTTTGCTACTGTTTCTTCATTGACATCCTTCAGTTTTTTCTGAAGATCAATCAATTTATCAGTAGCATCAGAGACACTTTTTATAAGTTGACCAGCAACTTCATATGCTCTAGGCATTTCGCTTTCTTGAGCAATCTCAAGAATACCATCAATTGCTTCTTGTCCTTTCTCTATTATACTATAAAGATTGCCTCTTGTATACTCATAATCTCTTGTTATATCATCTTTAGTAAGTCTATCAGGTTTTTTCTTTTCAACAACAACTTCCTCCTTCTCTTCTACCACTTCAGGAGTGATATTAAAAGTTTTATCTAACTTATTATATTCTTTATCCATTTAGAGCCAACCTTCTGTCGATCCATCAAATCCAAAGTCATCTCCTTCTTCAATAAGAACATTGTCAGCAGCAGTAATGGATTTGACCTCTGCTCCCTTCAGATGAGAAGCAGCAACAGTCTGATCCTGTCCTCTTTCAACTGTTAAATTATTACCATCAACTGCCTTGACATATAATTCCTCATCTCCAATATTAATATAAAGTTTGGTAGATGCTGATATTGCAGGAATCTTACTTCCATCAACAACAGGAATTACAACATCTCCTAAACCAACGTTTTCATCAAGATTGGTAAGAACCGTACCTGTGTAATTCTTGGTTGCTCTTGGAGTAACTGTGTAGGATATATCCCGCATAGTACTCTTGGAATCTCCAGAAATGTAGGTAGTCTTGACCTTCTTGATGATATCCTTGGTAGCAGAAGTAACAGGACCAAACATGTAGGTTTTAGCAGTAAACCTTAATGTATAAAGAAGAACTCGTCTTGAAGTAAAGTCTCCCTCATAATCATCCTGCATTGTAATATTTTCTAATACAATAGGAATATCTCTTTTCTCGTTAATAGAACCAACTAGATTTACTGATACGTTATATGCTGGTTGGAAATAGGGTAATATTTGTTCTGTAATCTGTAATGCATCATCATTTAATTTACACATAATAGCAAGTTCAAATTGCATATTATATGGAACAGGCATGTATGTCTTTTTAGACTCACTTCCATTATCTGGATCTTTTACTGTATATTGCTGTGTTGTAGTGACCTTTCTACTAGGATCATATGTAAGACCAGTAAACTCAAACGACATCCTTGGAAGAGTAATTGCAGTACTCTTATTCAAGTCAGGTGCTTGTTCTAATCTTGCTAAAAACTTTTGAGTTGGACCATATGCCAAAGGAACCCTTATTGTGGAATCCGTTTGCTTAACAGTAATACCATTAAACAAAGTTCCGAACGCAACAATGGTTCTCCTCAAAATTTCGTTATAAAAATACTCAAACATGGTTATTATCCTCGTAACTTATATTTAGGGAATACCGAATGGGTTCTGTTCAGTAAAGTCTAATATCTTATCTGCTTCCGTTTCTATATTAAAGTTATCTGCATAACCATCATCAGTAGGTTCTTCATCTACTATTCTCAATGCATGAGATGCAAGAGATGTTTGTCCAACTATCTTCTCTCCTATAGCAAAGGTTCCACTAATAGAAGCAACCTCTAATACGTTTGTAGTAGAGTTCCAAGATCTAACCCTACCAGTTGCGTCACTATTTGCACCCTTGACCTGTTCATTAAAGATGTAATCTCCAGTAGAATCCATTGATGGATCAGATATTGTAATATTAGGTATAGATGCATATCCTGAACCAGCATCAGTTATATTGATAGAAGTAATAGTTCCACCAGCACTTATCATTGCAACAGCAGTAGCAGTTGTTCCAACTCCAGTAGGACCAGAGAATGTAACTGTAGGTGCAGTAGTGAATCCAGAACCAGTTGCAGTAAGTGTTACAATACCAACTGTTCCATTACCAAGATAAGCAGTTCCTGCAGCACCTGTTCCTTCACCACCAGTTACCTGAACTAAAGGTGCGACAGTATATCCTGAACCTGGATTTACCAAGTCTATATTTTGGACAGAACGTGCTCTCTCGTTAACGTTCTTATTACACGCTACAATGCCTCCAATCATCCTTACAGTGGCAATACCCGTTACACCGCCTGTAGGGGCAGAGGAGAACCCTACAGAGGGACTATAGATGTATCCACCACCTCTATCAGTTATACTAATATATCGGATAGCACCAGTAGCAACAATACTTGTTTCAGCAGCAGCAGTTATACCAACACCAACCAATGTAAGTGTTTGAGTTGGTCCAAGTATTGTTGGAATACCGTCTTCTGTATCACCATCAATATTATCTCCAACTAACTCATTATCAATCTCATCAACACCTGTATCAATGATCTCATCTTCGTAACGGAAGAGTTCGCATCTTAATTCATAAACATAATTCTTTTGTAACTGGTAGAATGGTTTCTCATGCTCTACATACTTAATCTCAAATAATCTATCTCCCAATGGAAAATAAACTAGATCTCCTTCTTTGGGTCTGGTTGTTAATTTTACATCTGCCTCATTCTTCATCAAAGGTGAGATGTAATTCTCAAATCTTTCTCTTGATATTGTAAGTGTTATCTCATTTGTTTGTTCAATACCAAACTTTGATAGTAAAGTTGGATTATCTCCATACCCATCAAAGGTATCAACATATGCCTCAATAGGATATGCATCATCAAATCTAGAGGCTACTACTTCTCTTATAACCTTATTTTCTGTTACATACTTACGAGGTAAATAATGAACCTCAACACCATACATCCTCAACTGTTCGTTGATTAAATCCTGAACTAAACTCTGTTCGGATCTAGCACCTTGTTGAAAGAATGGGTTAAGAACCATATCACTAACCTATAAAATCGAGTGGTGGCATTTCATACATATTGGACATTTGTTCTCTTATGATTTCAAGATCTTTTTCTCCATCATCATAGATTTGCCGTCCGTTTAATTCAATACCACCAGGAAGTTTTACCCCTTGGAATTTAAGTAGATTTTGACCCCACTGCCTCTTCATAAGAGCAGTTGTATATTTTTTCAAGAAAGAATCATTCCATACTCTTGGAAATTCTGCAGGATTTAATAATCTAAAACAATCAATAACTAACCAATCTCCTTTACTAACACTTCCCCAATCAATATCACAATATAATCTATCAGCCCTTTGATTAAATCTTATTTGCTTTTCTGTAGTTAATAAAAAACCAATTTCTTCTAGGTAAGTCCTAGTCATTGCATAACTTAAAAGACCTTGATAACCAAGATTAAAAGCAACATCATTTAAGAATAACTGATACTTAACACTAAACATGTTATTAGTAACAGTATTGGATCCATCAAAATGAAAAAGTTTAGTTACTCCAATTACCTCTGGAGGCATTTGTAGGAAATTACTATTCTCATAAAAATTAAAAGAGGTGCTTACACCAGCAATACTTACATCAACTGTTGTTGTCGATATACCAGTAGTTTTATTTCCCGCACCCTCTTCCATTGTCGCACTTCCTCTATCAATATCTTCTTGAGTAATCTGATATTTTAGATAGACTTGAGAAACACCATCAAAGTGTCTTTCATTGAAGAATTGAATAGCATCATCAACGATGTCTTCAACTTGCTCATCGGCAATATTGATTTCCAGCACTGGAGCACCCAGTTGCCGTTTACAATAATCTATGAATTCTCCTCTAGATCCTGGTTGTGCCATTTAGACTATTACCCCTTCACTATATTTATGGTGCTGAAGAAATACCTGCATTGACCATGATATTTCCATTTATAATATTATAAGTTGTTTGTCCCGCACCAGGACTAATCAATACATTATACAAATATCTTCCTTGCGGAATAGAACTAGTTCTTGTTGAGTCAAGTGCTAATGTAATAGATCCTGTAGCAATCCCTGCAGTAAAGGTTGCAGTAGGAACAGTGGTTGCTGCTACTCCAGCACTCTTTTGAAGTTGTGCAGAAGCAGACCAAGCAGTTGTAAATCCATATGCAGCATTACCAACATCTACAACTGTAAATGTAGCATCAAAATTAGAACCACCGTAAATGGTTAAATTAGATGATACAGGAACACCTGCAGTAGGATCAAATGTAATCTTTTTAGTTGCCATTGACTAACTCTTTAAGTAGGGATTTAATCTCATTCATTTCATTTTTTAGATTAACAAGATCTTCTTCAATAGAAGTAACTTGCTTTGTTTTTGCATTTTTAACTTTTCTACTTGCTACATATTTTTCATAATCTAAATTGTTTACATTAACTATAGATCCTGTTTGTGGATCTCTTGCCAAATCACTTTGGTCTTTCACTTTGTTTAATGTCATAGTTATGCTAA